TAGAGGTATGCCTGTATATGATAATGGATTATCAAAGATAATATCTAATGGTTTTTCAACTTTACCGCATCTAGAATATGTGTGTGCTCTAGTCGAAATTCCTGTATTAACTACAAATTTCTTGTTAGTCAATACTCTAAGAACATTAGTTCCATTGAATGCAGAATCTCTGCCAGTGCCAGAGTTATTAACTGCTCTTGGTGCTATAATAGCTCCCTGTGCAGTTCCTCCAGATGAATAAAATGTAGGTACTGTAGATACGCCTGCATTAACTTCAAATTCAGTAGCACTATTAACTGCAGTAACAGGGGTTCCGCAATACACAGGATCTGTAGTTCTTGGGTAAACATGTGTAGAACTGCCGTTATCTAAACCACACGTAAATGCTAGTCCTGCTAATACAACGTCACTTCTTTGACCTGTTGTAGACAATCCGTGAGCAGCTGCAGTAGTAACTGTCATAATACCAGTTACATTGTTATAAATTGCATTAGTAACATTAACTGAAGTAGCACCACTATAATTACAAGTAAATACTATACCAGATAGTTTAATTTCATCATTTCTTTGCAATCCATGATTTGCTGACGTGGTTACTGTTGTAATACCTGTAGTATTATCATAAAGAACATTAGAAATATTCTTTGGTGCATAGAATACATGATCAGTGGTTATACCAACGGAACTTACATGACCATCCGATATGGTTGCAGTTCCTATTTTAACAATCGATGCCCCTTCAAGACTTTCTCGCTGTATTGATACATTAACAGTTTGTATTCCTGATCGATAACCAGAACCACTATTACCAATAGCAACAGAGGTAATTGTTCCTGCAGCAGATACAATTGCTGTTCCTCCAGCAGCAACTAATGGTTGGTATCCAAATCCTTCAGTAGAACCAACAGAAAGTATAACACCTCCTAGAGGTAAAGATGTAAGATTTGCATCTGTTGTGGAAGATGCTGTTCCAACAAAACTAATAGATGTAATACCTGCATTTTCGCTTAAACTATATGATTGAATAGGATTTTGGAATACATCATTAACTAAGATTACAGCATTATCATTTGCTATACCACTGACATTAGAACCTTCAGATTTTAATACAAAATCTTTTTTGATTCCATTAAACTCATGAGATACACTATCAAAAATATAATTTTTTGAATATGTTTCATTAGAACTATTTTCAATACCAGAACGAAGGAATGATCTACCTTGGAAACTAGAACTAGTTGATATACCTGTCCAATCTCTACTATCAGGTGGATTTGTTGATGTGCTTAGTGGTAGATTTCCAAATGGTGCTTCAATAAAATTAAGAACATTTTCTACAATGTTATAATTACCATCAACTTTAGTAACTAAGGATGATGTAGAATGACCTGCTATGGAGGTTCCCATCCAACCTCTACGCACTCTAATATTAGTAGCACTTCCAATACCAACACCTTCAATCTTCATTATCTCACTTCCAATCCTAATTAAATCGCCACCGAAGAATGATGTGATCCCTGTAAATGGAATAATGTCAGAAGTTGTAAATACTTGATTTGCAATAGTTGTTGTTACAGCAGTTGCTACAACTGGTGATTGAATTATATTATCTAAACAAAGAAGAACTTTTGCATTTTGATTTGTTGATACAAATCTATGCGATGTTCCAATACCTACGCTCGTGAGGTCAACTGTTTCTGGGATTGAAAGTAATGCTTTTTGTGCAGTCTCTGCAATTTTTATCTTATTATCATCAACTTTTACTGCAAATACATTAGATGGTAATTTATCAGTTGTACCTATCCCAACAAATCCATTAGTAGCAGAAATACCAATTGCTTGAGTTGTACCTGCACCAGCATGAACATAATTAATTTTTTCACCACTTACAAAGAAGTGATTTGGAATTTCAATTGTATCATTTGCAGTACTAACTACTTGCGAATTAGAAGCATTGAAACTTCTTTCAAATATTGGAAGTCCTGCATGAGTTAAATTAAAAGCACGTTTGATATCTCTATCAGTTCCTGTATATGATCCAGATTCAACTTCAATAGATGAATTGTTTCCAAAATCAACAACATCTTTTTCATCATCTTCAATTCTTAATGCATTCATAAACACCTTAACATTAGTTGCAGTGTTAGGAAGTGGAGTAAATAATAATCGAGTATCATTACCATTTAAATCTGTATGGAATGTTCCTAATCCAGAAAGAGTTAAATTTTCTGTGGTTGTAATAACTGCATACTCATCCGTAGTGTAAGTTTCTGTAGAATCGTTAATTACAATTAATTCTGCTATAGCAGACTCATTATTAGTAGTATCAGTTACTTGAATATTAAAGTAAGCAGAACTATACAAATCATTAGTATCCTGTGTATTAGGATAAGAACCAACAACATTTGCAGTTGGTGATCCTGAAGATGCTATTTGAGTAGATCTACTTGTTAATCTAGCATGTTTCAAATCAATAGTAGAAGCTGCACTTACTGCTTCATTTGAATTAGCAACTACAAGTGCATTAACAACTGCAGTTGTTCCAATTCCAGTATTGGGGTGGAAATTAATATTAAAATTAGAACCACTAATTTCTGCAGAATATGTTCCAAACCCTGTAATATCTACATTGTTTAGAGTGGTTGTCATCTCTCCATATTCAAGAAGTTGAACATCGGTTCCATCATGAACAATATTTAATTCTTCAAATTCAAACTCATCCAGTAATCCAACTTCTTCACTATTAGCAGTAATTTGTAAAACAACTTTAGCTGATGTATAAGTTTTTCCAATTGATACAATAGTTGTAGATGGATTTGATTTTGGAACTAATGTGCTGTGAGAATCTATTAATGTAGTTCCTAATGCAGTTGATCCTACACTCGCAAGATTATCATCTAAGTTATATGATAAAGATACTATATCATAATCGTTGACTGTAGACTTATTTGGGAAGAATAATAATTGTCCATCAGATCCAACAATAGAGAAATCAAATGCTCCCATATCATACTGACTTTCAATTCTTCCATATTGATTAATATATCCAAACGAACCATCATGAATTAAATCGACAATCATCAATTGTCTTTGACCAGTAAACCTTTTATCTCTAACAAAAGTAATATACTTTTTAGCTCTATGATCTATAAGAGGAAATGTATCTACGACACTGAATGGGGTAGAACGTGGATTACTATTAAATGATCCACTCATATCATCTATTGAAAGAACTCTATTTCCAATAGACTCTTCGTAATCAGATAATATTCTACTAGAAAATATTATTTTATCCGAAATAACTCCTGAAGGAGTGTTAATTGAATTTTCTTTTACTAAATCAAAGTCATTAACACAATTTAAATCTACTTGACTAATTAAATCATTTACGATATTTAAGTAAGTAGTCTCTGTATTTAAACCAACTGATATTGGTCTTTCTTGAGTAGATTCAAGTTGGAAATCTGCAAACTTTTTATATCCTAATGTATGGTTTAAAGCACTAACAACATCATCCCAATCACGGAATGCAACTTTAGATTTTAATGAGTATGAGAAGTTTTGATAGTAATCATTATCTTGTATTCTTTGAGTATCATTATTTAAATAACCAGAAGTTGTTTCCCATCCATTTTCTACTTTAGAGAATGAATCTATTTTTAAACTAGCATCATATTGAGATACATCTTTAGCAACACCTTGAGTTTTAGATGATACTCCTTTAATAACTTGATCTTTTTTAAATACATCTTTAGAAGATACTACTAAAGTTTCATTGCTAGGATCCCAAGTTTCTACAATACCTTCAGATAAATCTGCAGTTACTTTTTCCCCTATAAAGTAATCGTTAGTTGATAACTTTATATCAAATAATGGGAAATGTTTTTTAGGTATTACTCTTGCAGCAGTAGAATTTTTTGGATCATAAGTTCCAGGAAACTCTCCGACTAACAAACTATTTGCTAAACTGAAAGTTACTATTCCAATCCCACCAAGATTTGGATCAACTGAGCTTACTGTAAATAACTCATAATCATACTCAGCAGAATTAAATCCTCTTTGAGTAGTACCAATACCAACACTAACATTTTCAATTAATATTTTATCACCAGTTTCAAACGGGAATGAATTTTCTGTACTAAATCCAACAGATAAAGTTAATGTAACATCCTTTGTTGTTGAATTATATCTGACAGTACTGATACCAACTCCATTAGAGTTTTGAGTAGGGATAATTTCAGGAGTAACTTGACTAATACCAGTTGTATTTTTTAAAATAGAAACTTGAGGATCACCTAACTTATAAGTGATATCTATATCAGTTATTTGCTTTTTAGTTTCTCCATCAAATACTAATAATTTAGGAGCAGTCGAATAACCTCTACCAACAGATGAAATTCCAATTGATTCAAATGATGTTAAAGATTTTAAATCTATAATTTGAGGTAAAGCAACCGATGGACTTAATGTTGTATCTGAGGGGAAATTAAATCCAATATTTTTTATTTCTGTTTTCTTAATTACACCTATACTTGTACTTGCAGCACTAACAACTGCATTTTTACCAAAAAATGTCGTAATGGTTGAAATACCAGGTACTACCTTATAATTTCTTCCAGCATCTTTAATACGGAATTTTGAAATTGCACCATATGCAGTTTTTGATGTTGTTGTGTATTTAAGAACAGAAGCAGCATCAGTATATGTATTTCTTTCTGGGAATTGTTTTACGGTATATGTAAATGAACTAGTTGAACCAACGCCAACTGTAACTTTATGTTCTCCATTGTATAAACTACCCTTTACTTGAATTTCATCACTGTTTGGAACTTCTAAATCAATAATTGGATTTTGTTTTGCTAAAGGAGAATCTCCTTCAAATACAGGTTCTAATTTATAGAATAAAGTTTTGGGAATATTGTTATTAACTGTTAAAGAAATTTTTGCATCAGAAGTAATACCAATCGCACCTGTTTGTTTAACTTCAAATGCATCACTATCTTTAGTTTTATTAAATTGCTTAGTTAAATTTCTGTCATTATAGAAATTAAAATTAAACGCAGAGAATGATACTCCTTGATTTACATATCCTAAAGAATTATCTGAAAGATTAAAATCTACTACAGAATCTGCAAATACTTTTATTGGAGGATTTACTGGATTGATAGTTCCTGTTCCAGTATTTTGTAAATTAACAATAATTGGTTTAATTATTGTTGAATTATAATAAGTATCTGATAATTTAATTGTATTTGTATCAATTACAACAACATAATAAATCCTATCATTACTTAAACCTGATATGGGTGTTGCTGCAGTATGAATTACTTTTTGACCAGTAGAATATCCATGATCCAATATTCTTATAGTGTTATTAGGAACATTAATATCCGCATCAGCAAAATCTCTAGGATTTATTATAATTCTTCTATTAAAATCATTATATAAAACATTAAATGTAGCAGCAACCGATGGATTTACATCAATAATTACTTTATCATCTGTAACCAATCCATGAGAACTTCCAGCAGAAACAGTTATTAAATTTCTCGTTACAGTTCCTGTTATTGGTTTGTAATTAGTTTTTAAACTATGAAATACTCCTGTTCCTATTCCAGAAAACGCTAATGTACTAGCACTTGTTTCAACTCCAACAAAACCACCTATAGTTCCTAAACCAACACGAACGGTTGCTACACCAACTAAGTCGGATGTTATTTTTGCAGCAAATAATGTTTGACTATCAACTAAATCGAATGAAGTAGAACCATTATCAACTTTTAAAGGAGTTCCACCATTAGCAAAATATGTTAATTGATCACCAGTTTCTAATCCATGATTTTTTAAGAAAATAGATTTAGTTGGTATGAATAAACTAGTTACGCCAACACCAGGTCTATTAAAGAATACAGTACTACCAATTCCAACACCAACATCTGTTCCCTGTGCTACTGTTTCGGTAGGATTGAAATAAATTTCTTTATTTCTTTTCGCCTTTGAAGTTGTTTCAATACCAGCATTAATTGTAATAATACGAGGTTTTTTACTTACTACGGTAGTTACCGTATGTTGTATCCCAACAGTTCCCTCTTGACCCCGTAAGGCTCTTACTCTACTAAAACCTTTTTCTACATTTAAAACTTTAATATTTTCATTACCCACTTCAAGAATATCATTTTCCGTAAGATCTTCAAAATTACCAGATAAATTAAAGAAAGTAACTACTCCTGTTGTTGCTACATTTTCTACAGCAATTGTAGTAGTTCCTATACCAGTTAAAGCAAAACTGGATGTAGATATTCCAGCATCATAATCTCCTTCCAATCCAGAAGAAGTTGTAGACAATCCAGATAAAACAACAATTTCTAAGTTATTAAAATTATGAGGACTATCACAAATAACATCCCACTTACCCGTTGAATTGGGATATATTTCAGTATTGTTGATTGCACTTATACCACCACTAACTTGGTTGATAGATTTTCCTAAAATATCAGATACGATTACATTTGCACCAAAACCTTGTTCTGTTTTTTCAAATACTATGGAGTCTCCAACTTGATAAGATTCACCAGATGTTTCGATACCTATTTTTTCTATTACACCAGGTAAAATAGATTTAACATCTATTTTTTGTGATAAATTGTCAGGTACATATGCATAATTATATCTGGTAACTTGATTCTCTATCAAATTATAAGGAGTTGTATTTCTACGGAAAGAAGACTTATCTAAATTAAAGTCTGTTTGATTTGAAAAAATACTAAAGTTAAAATTATTTGGAATAGATTGATATGTATTACCTATTAAATATGGGAATACTGGTCTTTTAAACTTATCAAAAGTCCCTGCGGAATCTGCATTACCTGGTTCAAGAGTAGTAAAGTAAGCATAAGTTCCTTTTGGAAATTCTGGTGTTACACAAAATCTTCCATTGTTTTCATCAAGAACAGACTCATCTTTAACTTTTTTGTAAGAAAAATCATTTACAAAAAATCCTAGAGGGTATATTGAAACTGATGGTCTATTTGGTTGTAACTTTAATGAATATCCAGATTTTAATTGTGAGATAACCCCACCTTGATTTGTAGTATATCCATAAGGTCCATAAATTGGATTGCCATCATACGCCCATCCTATGATAGGAGAATGATTATCCGAAACATTTTCTATTCCATTTATTTTTGTTAAATCAGGTTTTCCAAATAATATTCTACCTGCTTGATCTCTTTGGAATACAGACTCTCTTAATTTCCTTGGAGCATATAAATGAGAATATTGTAATCCTTTATTAGGAGTAAATTTATGTGATAAGAATCCATCATCTTCTGTAAATGTATTGAAATATTTTTCAAATAGATTAACTCTCCATGTTTGAATAATAGGTCTAAATTTAGCACCAACACCAGATGGAGTAATAGTTATTTTTGTATCGTTTTGAGTATATCCAATACCAGATTCAATAACTTTAACAGAAATTAATTTATTATTTTCTATAATGGGTGTTAAAACAGCACCAATACCAGAACCAAAAATATTAATATTTGGCGAAGAATTATATTCATCACCTGAATTCTGAACTAAGACTTCAACAATCTTTCCATCAACTATAATTGGAGAAAGTTGAGCATTTTTACCAGAACTTAATATTATATTAGGTCTTCTATTAAAATTAAGAATTTCAGGATCACCATAGTTTTCTCCATTATCAAATAAATGGATAGATTTTATTTCTCCTCTAATAATAGGTTCAATCTTAGCACCAAAGGTTTCATGGACATCACCACTAAATCCTGCAGTACTAATTCCTATTTGACCAGATATAGAAACATTTATATCTTGATAATTAAAAGTATGTGTTCCAAGTCCAACAGAAGTTAAATTAACATATTGTTTAGTATCATAGAAAAATTGTTTATTTCCAGTATCAATTCCTACTGCAGATAATTTGAAACTATGATCATCAATCTTAGTTACAAAATATTCAGACTTGTCAGATAATCCACCAACAGGAGTTTCTGCTGCTGTATATTTTATTATTTCCCCAGAATTATATCCATGCTCAGAAATTGAAATAATATTAGATGAAGTATTAATTCCTGCAGGAGTAGACGTTACTTTATTATTAGCATAACCAGAACCACTGGATATTATATTAATACTTTCAACAACTGATTTTTTAGAGGTTGTTTTAAAATCATGTCTACCAACACCTAGTGATGTTAATTGAACAGTATTAATCCCAGCTATTGCATCTCTTTCAGTCAAATGCAATTTAACGTTTGTTGTATCAACTACTGATGCAAAATAAACAGCATCAGTTGAGATTCCACCTACAGGTCTTTGTCCTTTTGTTTCATAAATTATTGCTTCAGCATTTCTAAATTTATGGAAAGTACTGAAACCAATAGTGTTATTATCTACAGCACTAGTTGATTGTGAATTAAATGAAACTTGATGTTCAATTAATTTTGTATTTACAGTGGCAACTGCATCTTTACCATTACCACCATTAATTGAAACTACTGGTGTATCTACATAATCAAATCCAGAATTAACAACTCTAATTTCTTCAAACGCACCAGAAACTGAAACATACCCAGTTGCTCCTGTACCTACATTATCTTTAATAGTTAAATTTGGTGGATTTATAACATCATACTTTGTACCGCCAGATAAAACTTCCACTCTATCTAATTGACCAAAGTATATTACATCCTTAGATTTATAATTTAAAATCTCTACACCATTAATTAATATGCCAGTAAATCCAATTTCAGTATCATATCTCAATCCATCATTTTGAACTGGAGATATTTCTCTAAAAATATCTTGAGACTGTAGAGTTTTGCCCTCAAAATTAAATGGTTGAATAATATTATCTTCTATTGTAACTGGGGTCTCAATAGATATAAAATTAGAATTTTCTAGATCTGTTCTACTTCGTGAAAGTTTAATCGTTAAAGCATTGACTCTTTTTATAAAATACAATCCTGCATTAGTAGCTTTCTCATCTGCCTCAATAACACCAAGATCTTCAGAGAATAAAGATGATTTTATAACATCTCTTGTTGATAAAATATTATTTGCATCATAGAATTGTTCAGGAACTCTTTGTGGTGAATAATAAACAGCATCACCTGTATGGAAACCATGATCCCCTCTAAAAATAATTTTAAAATCACTTCCACTAAAAGTACCACCAAAATTTATTGCTTGACTAAAAACATTTAATGGTTGAGCATTATAAGTTGGTATTGACGAAGATGCAACCAAATATTTGTTTCCGTCTTTATAGAGGTTTTGAACATTGGTTGAGAATATAGACGCATCAGGGAAGGTATTAGAAACTGCCTTAGAAATATTTCTTTTTACTATGTACTTAAGACTAGTATCAATTAGTCCTTGTCCCTTTAATGTTATAGAAGTCTCACTGTCAATATTAATTAATGTAGATATTTCTAATTCATTTCCCGCAGTATCATCTAGTGTTACTGTATCGCCATTTTTAAATGCATGTTCTACAAAAAATTCTATTCTATATGTTTGATCGGTGGCATCAACTAAGGTAATTTCTTTGACTTCTAATGTGGGGGCAAGATTATAAAACCAATTCTTAGCGATAAAACTATCATCGTTTACACCTAAAGTTTTGATTTCTGCAGTTTCTCCAACTGAAAAATTATGAGTATTTCCACTAATTTCTAATTCATTCAAAACTGCAGTTATATTTACTCTAATCTCATCCGTTGGATCTAAGTTGGATGTACCAAATGCATAAGTATTAATTCCAATATTTGAAGCATCTGCAATTTTTGCAGTTACGCCACTACATCCATAGAATTGATTTACTGATTTTGATGTATATGAAACAATTCCATTTGTAGCATCAGTAAAGACTACTTTTAATTCTCCTTGATCAGGAAATCCTATTGTAGAATCAACATCAACTACAGTTGCTCCAATAGAAACAACTCCTATATTTTTAGTTTTATCATGAACAACAAAATTACCATAGATAGCACCCCTAACTCTAATATCTCTATCATAACCAGAGTCAAAACTGATTTTATAATATGTCTCTCCTACTCCAACATTAATTGGTTCTACAGATCCAACTGGTGCATATGCTTTATCAATACTTTCGGAACTACCTTGAAATAAAGTAGAATTTTCTAAATTTCTTGGATCTCCCTGAACTGGTTCAACTACAATGTCATTTGTAATCTTAAAGTTTGCATTAGATGGAGTGAGAAGAAAATCTCTAGGTTTTATGACCTGAACATTTTGATTATAGAGTGCTTTGAATAAAATTTCAAAAGATCTATCAGTTCCTTTACTTAAGTAAAAATCTTTTGATTGTTTTATGAAAAGATTTTGATCTAGGTCTTTATCAAGACTTCTATTCTCTAAACCAGGTAAAATTAAATGTTTTGTTTTTAATAAGAACTCTTTAAGAAACAGACTACTTAAATTTTGTATCTTAGACCCACCTGTATGCCCCTCAGAGGTGCTTGAATTGAATACTAGTACATCTGGATTGTTTATTGCTTTATATGACGTTATACCACAAAATCCTCTTACGCAACCTGTAAACGAAGTAGTTGTAATTCCAGTATATGTTATAATCTCATTATCAATTTTTAAAAGTCCATAAGACTTAGGAAATCCATCAGTTCCTCTTGGGAAGTTGACCATATCAACTTCAATAGTCTCATCACTAATTGTAACATCAGTTCTTAATCCAACAGACTCTGTAAGGTTGGTTATATTTTCAATTTTAACATATTCATCAATATTTTGAATTAAATCAATAGGACCGCCTTGATATTCTTGTCCTTGGTAATAAGACTTTAAAAATTCAGAAACTAAAGGGAACTCACTCTGTGTAAACACAGGAAGTTGATTTTGAACAATGTTATTAAACTGGATTCTTGTTTCTGGCATTTTATGATCTTACTAGGTTCCCGTTATGGTAGCTGGATGTAACAATATAGTTAGATGCAGATGGATCAAGTCCAGATGCAATTTCATCAATAACAGTATCAAAATTACTCTTACTAATATCTAGTTGTAAATATAAATCCTGTAATCCAATCACGTCATTGGATTTTGGACAAGCAGAAAGTTCAATAATTGGTTGACCATCTTTTAATTTTCCGCTTATAATATTAATTGGGTTAATTGTTATGATCCCTTTCTTATAATTTATATTACCAACGTTCCTCCTCACTATAGTTGGTGTAGTTGAATTTTCGGAAGGTAATGTAAATAAAAATAGAGATCCTGTTATTCTATTGGTGTCAGGTATGTCAGAAAGGTAAACATTATCAGAAATATCATTAATTCTGAATGCAGATGATTTAATATTATAACCATCCATACTCTTTATATAAAATTCATTACCAAAACCTATTTGATACTCTGCAAAAGAATTTGCAGCAATTCTTAGGTCTCTTCTCATTAAAATTGTTGTAATATTAGATGTTACTGCTTCAGTACTATCATCTATGACTGTTAAAAATTTACTATACTTAAATCTGGCACCATATCTATTTAATTCACTTGATTCTGAGTACTTTGTAGCATTTTCTTGAACCAAAGTAGAGACAAATTCAGCAGAAGGTGCTAAATTGGAGTTATAATACACTTTTGAGTCAATTTCAATAAACAAATACTTCAAATCAAGTATTTCTGGAACAATTCCAGCAACTGCAAATTTCTTCAACTTCATTTTGATGTTTTCTTTGATCAAATTAGGAAGAAAATCACCATTTCTTGGTTTTATGCTTATAAAGACCTTTCCAAATTGAGGTGGTACTAATTCTTCACCTCCAAAAACAGAAATTGACTCTGTTTCAGGATAAATCTTTGCTGGAATTAATGTTTCATAGTCATTTGCTGTTAAAGCACGGTTTTGAGAGGCATAAATTCGTGGTGCAAACTTTTTAATTGAATCCACACTCTCAATTACCTCTCCACCTTGAGCAGAAACGCTTGTAGTAAGCAAAGAGATGCCTGTTGTAACTGTATACTCGATTGAATTACGAATATACGTTAATTTACCTGAAAATTGAAATTGATTTATACCATTTGCACTATCACCATTGCAAGTTATGTAATCTACAGTAATAAAATTACCTTCTTCTAGTTTTTCTCCAAAAATTCCATCTCCAAAAAATATTTCATACCTTTCATTTTCAATTTCTTGTAAAAAATAAACTTTTGAGTTAGATTTTACGTCTAAAAGACTATCTTGTGTTGTATATTTTGTAGAAGTAGTAGATTGTTCATTTCCTTTTACAGAAACTGCGATTAATTCAGTATCAATACCACTATTTGGTAAAACAAATTTCTGATTTGGGGTTCTAGAATTAAAAGTAAAGTTTGAAGTTAAAAATGTTCCCTCAGAAACAGGAAGATCGTCAAAAGATGCAATTCCATCAATAACAGGAACGGTAATATCACTTAAAATTGAAAAAACAAACGACTGATTACCGAAAGTTCCTTCAGATGCAGCAATTGGACCTCTTTTAAGAGTTAATGTTGCAGGAGTTGGTACAATACTTGAACAATCTACGAAAAAATTAACATTTGCTGTTGCTGCTTTTCTTGATCTTGGTACATATCCTATATTTCTTGCTAAAGATACTACATTTTCTCTTAAAGTAGCACTATCAATGAACACTTCGTTCGTTACCATGTTGGCATTGTACGAAGTAATGTAAGTATTATATGCCAATACGTCAATTATTGACGAAAGGTTAGAACCCTCGAAGTCGTAATCTGTAAAATTAGAATTAGCTTGTAGGTAATCCTTAAGAGTTGTCTTAATCTGCTCAAAATCCAGATTAGAAAAGTTAACTAATGGCATTTTATCTTGTCGGCAACAATGCGAATTGTAATTCTTGTGGTGGAACGTCTGCTCCTATAATCTCATAGTTCACAAGCACATCAAACGAATTGTTTTCTATGTCAGGAAATGCCTCTACGTTAATTAAATTAACTCTTGGTTCAAAATTTTCAATAGATTCGGTGATTTGACTGACAATTAATGAAGCACTGATGTCATCTACGTTATCAAACAACACTTCATTAACATTAGATCCAAAAGATTCGTTAAAAAATCTTTCACCTGGTAGTGTAAATACAATATTTCTTATAGAACGGGCAATAGCGTTCTCATTTTTAAGACCAATCAAGTCTGAATTCAGTGGATTAGACTGAAACGTCATGCTAAGATCTTTAAATCCCCTACTAACCCGTTCTAAAGGCATTTATTTTAATTGTTATACAAGAATATTAATTATTTATCACCTATTTTTTATCAAATTTCTGCACCCCCATAACATTCATCGTCAAAGTCTAGTCCCTCATAGAAATCATTGTCTGATTTCTTCTCATATAGGTCATTCTGTACACTAAAATCATGCTTCTTCGGTGTTATCTGGTCGTTGGATATCTCCCTTAGCATTTTCTTGTTGTTCATTGTCATTTTCTTTCCTCTCTTTAGTGGTTTTCCAGAAATAATTTTCATCACTACCTAATCCATCCCTATCATGACCATTCTCAACCTGATAAAAGACTGTTGAAACCTTAAAATCAGGAGTTTTAGGTGGTTCAGGGGTTAGACTATTATCATAGATACGTATTCTATTGTTAGGATAGAGTGCAAATTGCCCGTTGTCTAACTCAATTAGGTTATGAGACTTATGTTCAGGTGGATTCTCACTTGTAGAGTAGTCAACCGCATCAACATCTTGATGATAGTTGTCTAATGTACAAATATATGTACCTGTTTGTGTCCCATAATCTCTTGTATATAGTTCATAATGCATAGACCCTACAAACTGCTTCTGAACGGCAACTACGCCATAGTCCATACAATTCCAAAACTGTAGGTTATGTAGGGTTAAATCAGGATCTGGTATCTCAGGCTCACTTAAGAATGCTGATATCGGTAACTTATCAAACATTGCCGCATAATCAGGTAGATATGTTTCAAAGTAAAAGGCACGTCCAGGTATGCTCTTAGCAGATACCCAGATACCTTTTACAAATTCTCCATGACCTCCTTTATGATCTAGGAGGTATTCCTTTCTTACCCATACTTCATATGCAGGTAAGTTACAGATTAGTGCTGGCATAGTTTACTTTCCTTGACCTCTGTTTTTCTTAGGAGCAGTATTACGAGAGGAGTTCGCATACTTGGTATGCTTTCCATTTCCTTGACGAGTTTTTTTCGGTTTGGACTCTATTTGCGTCCCACCTGTACTGTACATTTTTGCCATAATAACTTTAGATAAATTTACGAGACACGCCTTAAATTATACGAGTTTTTTCGTGACCCACCCTGATACGAGGATCGCACCAAATCTCATAGTCTTTCTCTTTGGCATCTAAGCAGAACGATACGTCCTCTCCACACATGTCCTGAACATTACCAGACTCAAAGACTTGCATCTTAGGAGCAAACCAAGGGTATTCGAGGTTCTCAAAGACACCATTCTTAATCATAACCCATCCAAAACCTGTGTAGTCTACAGTGAATGGCTTACGACGTTTGCTGATCGATTCCACAGTCTCGTGGTTCATTACTCCACCGTTCTTACGGAAGTCATCTTCTTCTAACCAGTGAGCAACAGAAGTAGTTGTGCCATCCTCTGTAGCATACCATCCACCAGTTATAGGTCTCTCATCACCTTCAGCAGGTACTGCAAGGTCACATAACTGCCAGAACTTCTGTGTGTCAAAGACTATATCCGAGTCAATCCATAACTGATAGTCATACTTGAGTTTACCATCCCAAGGTATCTGATTAGGTCCACGTAATACATTTGCTCCGAGACATTTGCATCTTGCAAAGTTTACCATAGAAGAGTAATCCTGAGATATCTGAATACTCATTCCATTCTGAACCATGTCGAAACATAGTTGTACAAAGTTCTTTAAAAATATAAACGAACATCCTCTGCCAGGTAAACAGAATACGATTGTTTTTCCTTTCATACGTGCTTTAATAGCATCGTAATCCCATTCCTCTTTTTTAACCGTAGGTGGTTTTGCCTTAACGGTAAATCCTTTTGCCATAACGTTTAGTAGCTACAAGTCAATTATACTTGGTTACTATGTATATGTCAATAAGAATCCTCTTCCCACATTGGTGCTTTAACTATAACTTTGCCTGGTCCTCCGACACCTATCTTAGGGGCGAGTTTGATATATGATAAGTCTCTCTCAGTATAGTCAGTCTTTAATAGACCTACCATTACTTGTAGTAGTTCCCACTTCTCATCGAAGTCTTCTTGATTTAAATTCCAATATAAACACTTGTCTTTTGCATATATGTGGTATGTGGTTTCTTCATGTCTCAAACCTTATACCTCCAAAAATTTCATGGGCGATTTTTTTATATATTAAAAAATCTAAAAGGCGTTTTTTATACACCAAAAAATTTTTTGATATTGATATATCTCTCTCGGATTGTCACCTCTGTAGGTTAGGGTAGTTTGCTTTTTTTATAAACGGGGGCAACGCAAAACGCAACGATAATAACAACGCCGCCAAATAACTGCCTATTAAGTGTCAATAACTCATCATAACATTGATGCTCTTAAATGTCAACAATGTCCTCTCAATCTTTGCAATGATTGTTTATATAAATGTTCTTGCAATCTCTGGGCAATTGTTTATAATTAAGAGAGGCAATCTGTGTGTTGTTAAATGTTAATAATTGATTGCCAATCTGCTGTGAATTGTTTATAATAAAGGGAGGTCATATTGCCTCCCTCTAAATGTTATTTAAAGATAGGTATCTGCTCCTTCAAAAATATCATCTAAGACAGCAAGGATTTCAGTGCCATTGTTTGCATTTTCTAGCAGAAAGTTTGCGAAGGTTTCTGATACAAACTGTGTGCTTGAGTTTGTCATAATTAAGCGTCCTAATTAGGGTGGAGTTGTTATCAATGAAAGTTTAGAGACTTATCGAGGTCGTATACTATAGGGACAGTTTAATAGTCCCCCCTTGTTGTTAGTAACTGTCAGGGATTGTGAGGTTCTCGATATAACTTTCTACAGTCTCAATTGGTTCTAATTGTAATACTTTTCTCCAGTCAATCTGTGACGGGTTAAAGTCATTTAGTGTGGTAATATCAAGTGTTATTCTATACCTACTGTCTGTCTGTTGAAAGTAAGAAACTGTCACAGGATTACCTTGGTTAGTTGTATATCATCTATTATAATCTAACTGACAGTTCTTGTCAACCCCACTGACGGATTTGTTATGAAACTTGTATATGTGGAAAACTTAATAACCCTACAAAATATTAACGAGGGTCTTGTAGTTTTGGGGCGTTCGTGTTATAATGAACTCGCTAAGATAACAACACTTCAACACATTTAAGACTATAATTTCCACACTAATTAACACCTTTTCCACAGATTAACCCCCTATTCATTACACATTGTGGAAAACCTTTACATCACTCAACTATATTTAATTTGCTATTTATAATGGTATTTTATACTCAAATACAATAGTTTTCCACAGAAACTAACAATAACTGTGGAAAACTCCTACTCAATTGTTGTTACTTAGTATCTGTTATCTTTGGATAGTTTGTATAACTGAACTTAGGAAATCTATAGTTCCAATCTTTAATAATTTCACCATATAATCCTTCATCAAAGTTATAACTTGTCATTACATTTTCATCCTTAGCTATTACTTTGCTTTCTAATTGTTCAGAGATCTTATTACAAATACCTTCTAATTCTGCAACTAATTGTTCATCATCATTACCTACACAGTACCCCTCTAGACTATAAAGAATAGTCTCTAATTCCTTTTCTGTAAATGACATTTAGTGTACCTCTCTATTAGTAAAGTTTAACTTCAGATTTGACTTCAATTTGTGTAAAGAACTCAACCATATTTAATGCCTCTTGATATGTCTTAAATGACACATATCTGCACTGCTGAGTGTTAGGAAACCAGTAACGAATTGTAGTGTTCATGTTAATAAAAGAAACGAAGTTTGTAGAATTAATGTTAATGTAAGTAAGTGAATCATAATGATAATTGTGGATTTTCAAGTAGAATATCTCTAACTCTTTCTCTATCTAAACTATCATTATATCCCCACGTATAGTTCTCACCAAATGCCTTAATATAGGACGGGTTCTTATAACTTACTTTCAACAATCTTTGCTTATATTCAAAGATTGCCGCATAAACTTCATCCATAGTTAAACCTTTTATCGGGTAAATACCGTCTTTAGGTGAATAGAATGACCATACATAATCGGCAAGGTCAGAAAATTTAGTAAGCATTAGTTAGTACCTCTAGATGATTGTTCAACGGCAACGATTTCACCAGTTGATTGATAATGAGCATCAGCAATTTGAACTGCTTTGTTATAACTTTGAGTGAAAGTTACGGGAGAAGTAAACACTATAAACATTACTTACCACCCCCAAAATAGTAATCTTCGTTATAAAGATATGAGACAGAATTGTCATCATAACCTAAAAACATTTCATCAAATAGTTTGCTTCCAAATTGTTCATAACTCTTGCAAACTTCTCTATATTCAGTTGTAGTTAAAATACGCATAGTAATTAATAATAAAGGGCAGAAAAATAGGGAAACTATTTGTTAGTCTCCCTGACAATATTATACAGTTTGTAGTGAATCAGCATCTACTAAAATCATACCATCCCAGAAAGATTGTGTCTGACCTTGATAACTAATGAACCAATTCCAGTTTTTCTGAAATACTTTGCAACCGTACTTAACCTCTTCAAGTAAAGCATTTAACCTTGATTTTGTAGTTACAGTCTCATATCCACAACTATCAAGTTTAAGTGCCTGATTTGAATGATCAAAGGTTGCAATTAGATGACCATGTAAACGTACTTGACTACAGTTTGTATTCTCATTGTAAGTCACTTGAGTATTAGAACCACACCAGTTGCCTTTGTTGCTAACTGCGAAGTTCATTTGTCTTTCAAGTTTTCTCATGTAGTGAAAATGTTTGTCTACACTATAGGGACAGTTTCATCGTCCCCCCTTTGACACTCATTCAGTTGTATCGATTTGTATTAATATTACCCACGAAATACTCAGAACAATTATCAACAATACTCGAATACTTGACCAACTTGTATCTATCATCGTCTTGCTATTATCCCTTTAAAGTTATATACTATCTCTGGAACAAACTATACAGAGTATATATTATAAAGACAATCTTCAGAGTGTCACTGTTACTTACTTAGAGAGATTATAGAGTGTTATTATACTTTATGGGGCATAAAAAAAATCGCTTTCGCATCTCGTTCTGTGAAATTTGCAGCAATTAATTGATATAATTGAAAGACGATTAACAACGAAAGCTATTAACAACCCTCGCTATCGTGGATATATCCTTCATCTTCATCATACAATTGTATGTCTGCAAGTGTAGCAGTTTCTCGAATATTATCTTCTATTTCTGTTACTGAAGGAGCATTAATCCATTGTTGTGAAAGTTGATGAGTGATGACATCTATCTCACTATTTGTTAACTTTGGATATGTATATTCTAGGTATTCTTGTAAATCAATTGGCGTAGTCTGCGTAGCGTTAGTCATACTTAATGCCCCTAGATGTAGAGTAAATCTATTTAGTTAGTTTGTATTATTGATTGTTAACTTCCTCTCCTAATTTGTTGAACTCTTTATCAAGAATCGGCACATATAATATACCACTATCTGTTAATCTATCTCTCATAGATTGAAACCATTGATTGTTAACCTCGTGCTGGTCTGATGTTAAATTAGTGAAGTAACTTTCAGACCATTGTGAATATGTTGCCATTATGTTAACCACTTTTCATCGGTTGTTTCTAACATTTTACCTACCTTATATTCATATCCTTCGCAATACTCAACCTCTTCATAATGTTTGCAATGTTCAAAATCAGATGCAATTCTCTTTGCTTCAGTCTTATTTTCTGCACCA